CAAAAAACCAGGCGAACGAATCATCATCGTTTCGCCTGGTTTTCGTCAGAAAATCGTCAATTTGTGGTCAAATAACTAGGTCATCCGGGAGCGTGGCACTGTACCCCTTGACTGCATCATATTTCTGCTGCAATCTTCGGACAACCCTGGTTATCGTGGCTTGGGACACATGGAGATTTTGTGATTGCCATATCTGGCTTTTCCCGGCGGCACGGGTGGTTAGGACATCCATTTCCAGTGACGTTAGATACGCCAGCCTGTCAAATTCTTTCACAACCACCCGGTTTATCCGGGATTTATCCATTTATGGCATCAGTCCTCCTTGGGGGAGCTGTAAGTTCTTGCCTGTTTACTGTCAGCGATACCGGCGGTGGTGGGGTCGTTCACAACGCCCAGGATCACCAGCAGGGCAAACACGGCGTTCACCACGGCCAGCAGCTTGTCGCCGATCTCGCCCAAGTCCAGCGTAAAGCCGAACAGGGCGGCCACCGTCTGCACCAGCAGTAGCAGCGCGGGAATCGCGGCCAGCCAGAAATTTTTGTTTTTGATACGGACAATCCAGTTAATCATTTTGTTTTCCTCCTTAAAAATCAGCCCAGCCCAAGCCGGGCAAGAATAAACCCTACAACAGCGGCTACGACGATGTAGATGACCTTTTCCACAACGCCCTTCCACCGCTTGCCGGGTTCGGCTTTCAGCTCCTGCACGTCCGCGCAAAGGCCGTCAACCTTATCCCCGGTAACTTCCACACGTTCAGCCATCACCGCAACAGACGTTGCCAGCGTGTTCAGCGCTTCCGTTTGCTTTTCCAGAGCGTCCAGCCGGTGAGAGTTGGATTTCCCCCGCTGCTCTACAGCGGAAATCCACTTGGTGATCTCAGCTTCTTCCATTGGCATACTCCCTTCTCAGTCGTTCCAACGGCTGTATTTCCCGTTGTCCTCGTGGATACCCCATCCGTACAGCCCCAGACCGCCCCGCCCGGGGATTTTCTCGGCCTGTACCTCCTGCGCTATGGCATACAGCTTCTCCGGGGAGATAGCCCCTGAGAGGTCTACGGCCTGCCCCGTGGTGTGCAGGGAGTTGGATACTCCGCCCACCTCGGCATTGTGCCGCTTGCACCGCACACCGGAATTTACATTCAGGGGAACTCCCGCCCGGCGGCGTATCTCATCGGCCATGCGGACGGTTCCCTCTGCGGGTTCTGCGGGGAAGCCGTTGCAGTATTTCCCGCCGCACTGGCACCGGAACTCCTCACGGGTGAAGTACTTGATGTCGTCCCAAAACGTCCCGGTTTTCGGTGCGTCGCTGCTCTCCGGCTTCTCCACCTTTACCGCCGTCCCGGCAATGGCACCAATCAGCATTTTCTGGGTAGCCGCACCCGGTATCCCGTCCACGGTAAGCCCATAGTCGGCCTGAAACGCCCGGATAGCCCCTTGGGTGTTCCTGCCCTCGATGCCGTCAATTGTGCCTGTAGAATAGCCCAGATAGGTCAACAAGCATTGGATTTGCTTTACAGTCATACGTTCACCTCTTCCCAGCCCTGGGGGTATGCGGATGGCGACCATACATTATTGTCCAACGTGGAGCGGTACACTTTACTGCCCTCCGTGCAGCAGTCGCCCTTATTGTAGGGGCTGGTAGACATGGCGACGAATGGCAACGCTTTCGCTGGGTCGGTGCTCCAAGCGAACCCCCACTGTGCGGGAAGCTCTTCCGGTTCCTGGGTGTAGATAGTGCTGTCATAGGGCTGCACCAGCCGCACCACACGGCCAGCAGATGATCGGCACACAAACCCGGCCTTGCGCTCCAGCATGTTTTTGTTTGCGACAGCAGCCTTGAAACTGGGAATGTCGCTATCCGTCGCGTACAGTTCGGTGCCTGTCATGTCCGGGGCTTTCTCCTGCAAGGCAAGCGCGTTCGCCCGCCCCTGGGCATACATGATGCTTTTTCTTTCCTCTTGTGTCACAGACTGTCAACCCCTTTCTTGTAGGCTTCATCCAGCTCTTTAAGCTGTTCCTCGCCGCCGCTGGCTTTTATTTCCGCGATTTTCGCAAGGATAGCGTTTTTTCTTTCTTCTATCGTCATGCGTTCACCCCCAGAGCGGTTTCAATTTCAGTCAACGCAGATTCATACTCGGTGATCTTATTTTGTGCTTCTTCCAGCGGGGTGAGGATTTCCACCCCGCCTCGATAGAATTTACCATTGCTGTAGGTATCGCCGATAGCCACAGGACGGTCTGCGGGGTTGATTAGGAATTCAGTTTCAGGCTCGGAATCGGAGCACCATAGCATATTAGTCACGGTGCCGTTTTCGATGAGTGCCATTGATTTTGCCATTATGCAGCCCCCCTTGCATTTCGGATGATTACGATGCCGGAGCCGCCTGAGCCACCGCTCGGAGCAGTCCCATTAGAGGTTTCACTATATTTTCCTCCGCTGCCACCGTCGCCAGTGTTTGCTTGCCCATTCTTCTTAGAGACACCGCTGCCGCCAGTAGCATACAGCTTACCTGTGCTCTCTCCAAATTCTCTTGTTGTGGTGCCTTGGCCAGCTCCGGCATTTGTTCCGCCGCCGCCATTGGTGGCGCCCTCATGACCCTCATTTCCACCACCAGAACCGCCATTTCCGCCGGAACCACTTTGGGGCGCTCCGCCTCCTTTTGCCGTAAATGAAAAGGCAGATGTGTCTCCGCCGGCGCTTCCGTTTTCTTTTGGGTCTGTCCATGGGGCTGCCGCACCGGCACCGATGTTGATAGAATATGGTGTGTTTATGGTCACTGAAACACCTGTTTTTGTCATGGTGTACCCGGCTCCTGCCCCTCCACCTCGCTGATCGGGCTGGACATATCCGCTAGCCCAGACACCATTACCGCCAGCTCCTCCTCCTCCAACAAGGAAGACGTCGATACCGCCCTCTGCACCATTGAGGTTGGTAAATGTCAGCGTACCGGAGGTGAGGAAGCGGATTTTCCAGTTGCCCTGAGATACGGTGATAGGCTCGTCAGAATCGTTGACAATTTCATAATTGCCAGTGTAAGTAAATTCGGGGATGGTGTTAAACGAAATTGCCGTGCTGTAATCGGTTGTGATCACAACATTCTTTTGGGCAGTCTTACCGTCACCGGTGATGGTAACAGTCCACGTCCCGCTTGCAAGCCCCTTGAATACCACAACACCCGTTGTTCCGGAGCTCTTGGTCTTTGTCTTGCCGTCCTTACTGATAGTCACGGTGACGTTCGCCGGGGCTGTGACGGTCAGGGTACCGCCGGAACCGCCGCCGCTGGCACCAAATCCATATAAAGGCACTGCAATGCTCATACGTACACCTCCACCGCAATCGGAATATCCACCGTTGGCTTGTCCTCAAGGCAGGTGAACGTCATCACGCTACCATCCCGGGAAGCGAAGCTGACCATGCCGCACGCCTCTTTCAGCGCAAGATTGGTGGCCGTGTCGCTTCCGTACACCGGATAGGCCATAGCTTTCTTTGCGTCCGTCAGGCCGGTGATGGTCACAGACTGGACATACGGCGCACTGCCAGTCCACCCGGCAACGGTCAGTGTTGCGGAGACGGAAACTGTTTTGACGCCGTTCAGCGCCGTGTCCACGTAGCTCTTGTTCGCCGCGTCGGCATTATCCGAAGGCGCGCCCAACCCTGTGACCTTGTTCCCGCTCATGGCGATATCCCCGGTCATGGTGCCGCCCGTTCTGTCCAGAAGGCCGTCTGTGCTGACGACATAGTCGTTGATGGCGGGAACGACCTTTTCGTTTATGAACTTCTTGATGGCGATTCCCGCCTCGTCGAACTTTGCCTTGAATCCCGCCTCGGTAAGGCCGTCATCCGTATTGGGGCGTCTGCCCAGCTTCTGAATGACCTCCATGTCTGCGGTCAGTTCCGGTATCTTTGCCATTTATGCTCCCTCCCTGTTCAGAGCCCTTTGCAGCGCTCCGTTTCCGCCGCCGCCATTGACGGGCATATCCTCCGACGTGGTCTGTACGCTCATTCCCGTTCCCGGATTCCCGGCGGGAGCGCTGACCATGGCCGCCGCTTCAAAATCGTCCAGAAGCTCCTGTTTCTTGGTGATATAGCCGTTGGGGAGCCGCTCAATGTACTGCTTCGGCGTGATCAGATGGTTCATGAGAAGATTGTCCAGCGTCTGCATGGAGGCCATTTCCGACCAGTAGGAACAGGCGCCCACGTCCTGCTTAATGGACATTTGCAGCTCCCTCAAAACGCCGAAATCAAACGGCCGCATAAAGGTCTGCTTGGGCAGCTGCATTCCCAGGGGCTGCTCACCGGGCTTGTCCATGTCCAGGGAAGTCTCCACCATGCGGGTGCCGTACTTCGCCGCCATCATGTCAAGCCAGATTCTTCCCGCTTCCTCCATGCACTGGTAGTCGTTCTGCTTGGTCAGCTCCATGGGGGTGTTGGCCGCCCGCTGCAAGGCGATAATCGCACTTGTGGTCTCAATCCGGGCGTCTCCCATAGCCACATCAGACGCGCCCAGCAGAGAGTGGGTCTTGTCAAAGCTCAGCTCGATAAACTGGGCAATCTGGGGGCTGACGGACGCGCCGTCGATGATCTTCGCCACATTGTTCACGTCTCCGGAAATGCCGATGGCCGTTCCCACGCTGCCGTCCCAGTGCTTGATCTTGTTCCGGTCATAGACCACCTTGGGGAACGCCGTGGTCAGAAGGGAGATACCAACAAGGGCGAACATTTTGTTGATAAACTTCTGATTGGGCAGCATTCCGGTGACCAGCGCCTGACCGTGGTAGCAGTCCCGGATATAGTCCCAGTTAATCCAGATCAGCGGATACAGGCTGTAGCCGGTGTCATAGGCATTCCGAAGAATCCCCTTCTCCGTGCTTTCCATGCACCAGATGGTGCGGGTGTCCCGGTTCCGGAAATAGTAGGTCAGCACCGTCACCTTGTCGTCGGTGTAGCTGTCATATTTGTTCTGGAATTTATCGGAATCCGCCGTAATGCTGTCCGGGTCGTCAATGCCGCACTGCCCGGCCTTTTTCAGCTCCTCCGCCCGCCATCGGACGTCCTCCACCAGCTCCCGGCGCACAAGGATGATCCAGGGCTGACGCTGGACATCCCGGCAATTGGGATTGCCGAACAGTACCCGGAGGTTGTCCACAATCTCCGCCACGATCTCGCCCTTCACGTCCTGACCGTTTTCGATGGTGGGGTCAAAGTAGAAGTGCATACAGCCGTCGCCGGTAACGGCGGCGTTGCGCAGAAACTCCCGGTTCTTGGCCACGATCCGGTTGCGCTCGATAATGGCGGCAAACTGGTGGTTGATGATCTCGGCGAAGCCTTCCAGCTCTCTCTGGGTATACCGGGAGGTGGAGGGCAGGGGCGTCACCTGAATGGTCATATTGTCTGACGTAATGGTGGACACCTGGAAGTTGATGATCCGCTTGAACATGTTGTAGGTGGGGGTAGGCAGGCCGTTGCTCTCCACGCCCTCCCATTGATTCCCAATAAAGAAATCCTCGTTGACCTTCACCGTGTCATACAGGCCGATCTGCTGGTTGAAGCCGTAGGCTTTTTCGTAGCGCTTCTGGATCTCCTCGTTGGTGGGAATCTTCTGTTTTCCGCTCATTATTCGGCTTCACCGCCCATCCGCTCGGCCTGACGGCTTTTCCTCGCCGCCTCCAGGGGGTCAAAGCCCAGAATCCCGGAAATGCCCAGATTAAAATCATTCACGGACTTGACCGCCTCCTTTGCCGCCTCATAGTCCGGGACAAGCCCCTGCTCCAGGACGTTGACCCGGTGGCTCAGCTTTCGGAGGCTTTCGGCTTCCTCCCGGTAGTGCGCCCGCTTGCGCCGGTCGGAGACAACCACCGCGCCCAGAACGAGACAGGCCACTAGAATATTCAGAATCATGAGAATTGTCATTGTGTCCTCCTTACTTGGGAAGGGGCGGTTTCCCGCCCCTCATAAATCAGGCCTGATCCTTCGCCGCGACAGCGGAGTTGAACATGCCGGCCTTTGCCGCATAAGCCCGCAGGCGGTCGCCGCTGGCCAGGGTGACGGCGGCGGTGTAAGCCTTGGCCTCCACGGAATACCGGGGGTCAGAGCCGTCGGTGGTGTAGTAGACGGTGGCGCCGCTGGTGGTGGTCTCAATGGTGGCAGCCTTGCCGCTCATGGTGATGGTGGGGGTTTTCACCACGGTGCTGGGGGCGCAGGCCACGAGAACGCCGTCGGCCTTCTTGCCCAGGACAAAGGCGTCGTACATCATACGGAACTCGATCAGATCGCCGGACAGGCCGGGAGGATCGACGTGACCCTTGAAGTCCTTGATCTTCATGGGGGAGATGACGGACTTCTTGTGCAGGATCATGAACACCACGTTGGCGGGCATCCGGTCGTTGGACATGGGCAGGACGTTCATGCCGGAGATCTGACCCACGGTGCCCTTGGGCAGGGTCTTGCCGCCCAGGGAATCCAGGTTGACCCACTGCTTCGCCAGCTGGAGGGTGTCCAGATACTCGTAGGGAATCAGCAGACTTACGTCGCCCTTGACGCCCTTGTCCCGCTGCTTGTTCCGCGCCTTGATGATGTAGCCAATGATGGTGTCGGTGGTGGGGGTCGCGGTCAGCTCCTCGTGCATACCGGCGTTTTCCGCCCACTTCTTCAGGCGGTAGGTGTCCACCTCGGGGATGATATGCTCCTCCCGTTCCGCCTTCATGATGGCACCGACCTTGTGCTTGTCCATGACCTCCATGTTGTTGCCCTTATCCACGGACAGGCTCAGGGACTTGTCCTGGGTCATGGTGAAGGTCTGCTCCTCGTTGCCCACTTCCTTGGTGTCGCCGTACCGGCTGCCGGTACCCACGCCCTTGGTGCGGTCGTAATCCTGAAGGGGTTCGGTTCTCAGGCTCTTGACATGGACGGTCTTCACGCCGGAAAACTCCATATCCAGACTGTGGTCAAAGAGGCCGTCGGTCTCGGATGCCTTGTCGAAGCCCTCCATCAGGGCGGCCTTGTACTTTTCGTCAAAATGAATGGTTGCGCTCATAAATTTCCTCCTTAAATCAAAAAATGAGCCGCGGCTGTCCCGTTGGGATCAGCTTCGGCTCTTGGCTCCTGTTTGTTTATTCTGTTTATGCGAATGCCGACATGAAGTCGTCAAAATCGCTCTTTCCTCTCTGCCCGCCGGAATCCTTCTGGCTTCCGGGGGAGCTTGAGCGGTTTTCCCGGTTCTTCTTCTCGGCTGCCAGCTGACGTTCCAGCTCGGCGATTCTGGCTTCCTTCTGGGCGGCCTCGTACTTCTGGTAGGCACTCAGGAGGGTCATACCGGCCTGTACATCGGGGGTCAGCTTGTTCACAAGCTCGTCCGTGAACTCCACCTCCGGATAGCTCCGGCGGAACTCGTCCACCTCCCGCTGTGCCCGATTCTGGCTGCTTTCCTCCGCCTCCTTCTGTTTGTCCTTCTCCGCGTTGACCGCGTCCAGACCCTTTTGCAGTCGGGCGTTCTGAAGCTCCAGCTTCGCCTCCGTCTCCGTGCGTCCCTCGCCCTTCCGGTAGCTGACATACAGCATTTCCGCCAGCTCGTTCAGGGGGGTTCCGGTTTTTTCCGCCAGGGTGGTCATGATCTCCATCACGTCCTTCTGGCCGTCCAGCTGGGTTTTCAGCTCCTGAATGGTCTGCTGGGCACGCTCCTTGACCCGGTCGTAATCCGCACCCTTCTGGGCAAGGGCGGTCATTTCGGCAAGGCCGACGGTTCGCTCCTCCTTGTTGACCTTGATGGTGAAGGTCTGCTCGGCATCCGGCTTGTCCGATTCCTCCGGGGCGTCGACTTCCCCGCCGGTATCTTCTCCGGTTCCCCCGTCAGGTTTTTCCGCTCCCTCATCGGCCACGGTGGTTTCCTGTTCCGTGTCAGCCTGCTCTTCGGTCTGTGCGCCGGTTTCCTGGTCGGTCACGGTCTGGTTGCCGTCCCCGTCAAAAGCCGCCACAAAGTCCTGGTAGCCGCTGTCCATCGTTTCTTCCATTGTGTGTTCTCCTTTCGTTTTCGGCTCTGGTAGGCCGTATATTCACGCCTGTGGTAGGGCGCAAATTTCTGATTTACCCCATGATGTAGCTCCGGCTCAGGCCGCTGCCGCACATGGCCGTATGATAGTCCATGCCTCCCTCGTCCTCCTCGTCCTCGGTTTCCTCCCGCTCCCGTTCTCCGGGGAGGACGTAGGTCTGGGCGAAGTATCTCAAAGCGTCGGGGCCGTGGGTTATTTCATGGGGGTCCTTGCGGGCGTCGTTTGGGTCTGTCTTGTCGTGCTGCAAACACTTGATGCACTCAATCAGGCTGCCGCAGGTGTCGAATATGATGAGCCCCGGCTTTCCGTCCTCCCGGAGCTTGAAAAGCTCCTTCAGAGCGTACCAGCCCTGCTTCCGGTTATTATCCGCCTTGACCAGCCCCACCCCGTTTTCGGCGAAGGTGGCCGCCTGGGTCTTGCCCGTCTCCCGGCTCCGCGCCCACATATCCGGTGGGGAAATGGTAAAGTCAATATTCTCATCCGGCCGGGTCAATTCCAGCTGCTTTCTTGCCGCGTCGGAAACCACCATATTGCTCTGGGCAAACTGCCGGTAGACGTAGCATCGTCCGGTTTCGTCAACCGCAACCCAGATGCAGAAGAACATGTCGAGGCCGTAGTCCATGGCTCGGTAGCGTTTCCAGTTCGGCTTCAGGGGGAAGGGCTTGCAGGTATGGATGCCGTCGGTAAACTCGTCGAAGTACACCCCTGCCAGGGCGTTCCAGTCGCCGTACCGGTGCGCCCGCCGGACGTCCTCGGGCAACAGCTCCAGCTGCTTGACGTAGTCCGGGTTCGCCTCCATCAGGTCTTTGTTGTCGTCCACCGTGGCAGGAATGAAAACATAGTCCTTCGGGTCCTCCCCGGTCTTGAACTGCCGGTCTATGAACAGCCGCTTCACCCAGAAATGGCCGGGTCCGCCGGGGTTGCAGGTCAGGTAAATCCGCTTGGGTATCTTGTTCGCGCCACGGACGATACCCGCCAGCCCCCGGAACTCGCTTTCAAAGAACTGGGTCGCCTCGTCGATGAACAGCCATTCGTATTCCTGACCCTGGTATTTGCCCTGCACCGCCGCGCCGTAGTCGGGCATGTTGCCGAACTTGATCTTTGACCCGTTGGTAAAGGTAATGACGTGGTCGGACTTGTTGTAGTTGAACGTACCCGGCGCAAGGATTTTCAGCATGGGGTCAATGAGCGACCCCTCCATGACCCCGTATTCCCGCCGGAGGATCAGTATCCGGATTCCCGGGTAGGTGTAAGCGCCCAGCGCCGCCTTGCGCACCACTGCCCAGGACTTGCCGCCGCCTCTTGCGCCGCCGTAGCAGGTGTACTTGGCCGTGCTCAGGAAAAATTTCCATTGCGGCTCCGAATTGGGCGACCCGATATTTACTTTTACAGCGCTCTCAGCCGCCTTTTTTGCCGCCATTATCTGTCCTTTCCGGAAAACAAAAAGCCAGAACCAACGCTCTTTCCGGGCGTTCGCTCTGGCTCATGGCTCTGGCTTTTTCCGCTGTATTCAATTACGCTTTCGTTCTTGCATCTCCCGCAGAACAGCGGGAACCGTCTCAGCTCTGTGGAGGAAAGCACCCTGGTCTTTGTCCTGCACCCACACACCGGGCAATATAAAAACCCTCGTTCATCTACTCGCACGATTGCCTCCCTTTCTCTTGGCGGAACAGGCAGGACTCGAACCTGCACACCGGAATCCACCGGCGAACGGATTAGCAATCCGCCGCAGTACCTGTTATGCTTACTGTCCCGTATTTGGTGCTGGTGGCTGGGGTCGAACCAGCTCCCTGCGCCTTATCACGACGCCGCTCCGCCTGTTGAGCTACACCAGCATTTTTTTATTTTTTATGACCGCTTTTTCAAAACCACCCCGCCCGTTTCCCCTCTACCCCCTCCCGGGGCAGTCTCAAAATTCGTTGCCGTGTATAGTATATATATTATATATTATATATAAGCTATAATATTAATATTAAAGCTATAGGTTATATATAAGCTATATAAGCTATAAAGTATATACCAGTCTTTATCTTAGATATAGGCTTTAAGTATATTATTAATCTTACTATTGCCGCATTGATGTTTGAATTTTGCCGGGAAGAAGAAAACGGTCGGAAACTAGGAAATGGAAAGAGAGGGTGTGTCGCATATATCTATACCTTATCGAACGACCCCACCCCCTTCCCCGCTATCCCCCCGGGGGGTGGGTGGCTCGAAGGATAGCCCTTCGGTGCTGGCCTATATTTCAACCAGCCAGGGGGCTTATAGCTCAGCCAGGGCAGCACCAGCGGCACAACAGCCATTGCGTTTATACCCCAATTGTCCACGGCTGGAATACACCAATTGCAATTATCCTTGAAATGTTCGTACTTTCCGGATTGCATATGCAATTTCCAAACATTTCGGAGAAAACGAACGCAACAAAATCTACTTTTTGTGGCGTTCACTATTTCCCGGCCTTCTTGCCCCGTGGATCATCCCCACCAAACTGAATATTGATCTTCGTCGGGCTTGCCGTGCCTACTTCCCTATCGGTGTAACTGATGCCATCGCCCACATCCTGCTTAAGGGCAAATATGCCCTTGGATTGCACCTGCCCAGACCAGCCCGACCCGCTGAGAATCTGGCCGCGAACCCATGTAGCCATCCTTTTAAGCGCCACCGCCCTATCATAGTATGCGCTTTTCCTGTCCTGCCCACGTTCCATACATTCCTTTACTTCCGCTTCCGTATAGCCAAGTGTAGCGCAGAAATGGGGCCATGAAGCCCTAGGGAATCGCTCTTCCGCCAAATCCTGCTTATACTTCTTGATAGCGGCATTCAGTTCTTTCTCCGGCATGCGGAAAGGGATACCAGCGCCTGAATTTTCGTTTCCGGGCATCAAAACCACCTCCAAAAGTTCGGAAATCAACATTTATCTAATCTCTATAATATTCAATAAACGAACGTTTGTCAATATCGAATAACGATAATAAATACATGATAAGCAAAAAGAAAGCGCCGCATTGTAATAATGCGACGCGGTGAGGAACAGCGGTGTATAATACGTGGTGCTTGCGGCCGTGGAGTGCTTAATCTCTGGAAAAGAAAAAAGCTGGAATAATCCAGATATAATAATTAAATTAAAGCGGGAAAAAGGGTAGGCTTTGGGGTGCTGAAAAAATATTTTGAAAAAAGTAAAATTGGGGCTTGACATACTTAATTGAGTATGCTATAACATAGGCAAGCAAGGGCGGCGGCCAACTCCGAAAGGAGGGAACGCCCATGAGCGTAGAGGAAACCGTAGCGTTACTTATGCTTGTGATAGCGGCTATCTCTCTGGGAATCCAGATAAAGAAATAACCGCCCCCCACCCCTAGCGAGAAGCGGCTATTCACCTAGACACTGTTGGCCGAACTTCTCCGCTGGAACCGGGGAAGCCGTCCTTGCCCATCATAATATCATGAATAGGGGGCGAAGTCAATAGAAAAAAAGCGGAAGACAACGACCAGCACGGAAGTCAAACGGCGGTACAACGAAAAAGTATATAGCAAAGTCCAGGCCGAACTGCCAAAGGAAATTGTATCTGCATTCCGTGCAAAGTGCGCAGAAAAAAACGTATCCCAGGCAAGCGTAATACTAGAAGGAATCGAACATTTTTTAAGGGAAGATTGATTCCCTTAAAAATATACATACTCAATTAAGTATGTACACAAACACAAGGAGGAACACATCATGAAATACTTCACCACCTGCACCACCCTGGACGAACTGAAAAAGGAATTTCGCCGTCTCGCCATGCTGCACCACCCCGACCACGGCGGCGACACCGAGACCATGAAAGCCATCAATGCCGAGTATGACGCGGTGTTTCCCGTCTTCAAGCTGGCCTATAACCGCACCGCCAAGACCCCCACCGCCGAAACAGCCCAGAGCACCCGCAGCGAGTTCTACACCGCCAACGGCTGGAAGGGCAGCAACTACGAATCCGGCCGCAGCCTGAAGGAGATCGCCCAGCTCGTCCGCCAGTTCATCAAGGAGCAGTTCCCCACCTATAAATTCAGCGTCCGCACCTCCTACGCCTCCATGTGCCAGGAGCTCCACGTGGACATGAAGGAAGCCCCCTGCAAGATCTACAAGGACTTCGAGGAGCTGACCGAGGAAGACAAGAACGACCTTATCCGCCGCATGACCCGCAACAGCGTTTTCACCCTGAGCAGCTGGAACAGCGCCGAATTAAAGGCCGAGTTTGAGCGCATCTGGGCAGAACGCGGTGATTATTACAAGTGCCCCTCTGACCAGCTGAAAGCCGCCGCCGAAGCCGTGGACGGCTATGTGAAATCCTTCAGCTTTGACGATTGCGACGGCATGATTGATTATTTCCACGTGAATTTTTATTACTTCGGCTGCCTGCAAGACAACGCCCGGGGTGTAAAGTTCGTTCCTAAGACTGCCCGGGTCGCCGCGCCGAAGGAGCCGAAGCAGGAAGAAAAGAAAGCCGGATTCCTCCGGGTGGAGATCAACCCCGAGTTTGACGGCGTGGAGGTTTATTTCCCAGATAAGCCCAGCGACGAGACCCGTACCGCCCTGAAAGCCGCCGGTTACCGCTGGCACAGCAAGAAAAAATGCTGGTACGCCCGGAACACGGAACAGCACCTGCAAGCCCTCCGGGCAATTGAAACCGGCCTGACAGCATAAGAAACAGCCGCCCCAAACCCGGGGCGGCTTTCCAATTTCTCACACGATTTTTCCGGCTTTGTACAGCCTATAGAACATCTGCGCTTCCTCGCTGGAGTACCCCAGCGCCACCCATGCGGCGATCATGTCCGCCTTCTTGGTGAACTCCTGGGTCACGCTGTAGGTCTGCGTAAACTGCTCCGCCGAATATCCCTTGCTGCGGAGATAGGCATACTTGAGTTCCGTCTTGTCCGGTTTCCCGGAATCCGGGTTATAGTCCGGCATATACAGCAGCATGACCCTGTCTTTTTCCTTGTCGCTCAGACCGTCCAGCGCCGCGATATAGCCCCATTTATCCCGGTCGGTGACCCTGTTCTCTCCTGTGTTCTTGTCCACGCTGCCGGTGCCCTGGAGGTCAGCAAGCCCCTTGATAATCCGGTCTGCCACGTCCGAAGAAAGCCCGGATTCCGTCATGGCGTCGAACTTCACCGTGTCAACGGGGAAGTTCTGCCAGATGGCCATTTCCTCTTTCAGAGCATCGTGGGCAGCCTTGGTGATTTTTCCGTCTTCATAGGCCTTTGCAAGGGTTCGCGACCATTCCTGCGCTTTCTGCTGGTCGGTCATGACCTCATCGCCGTCCAGCTTCTTGTAGGTGCCGTACAGGCTTGTAAACATCTTGCCGCTTACACCCTTCTCCTTGGCCGTGATGTAGTATCCGACCCTTCCGCTGTTGTCCCGCTTGAAGTTCTCCCGCTGGGAGAATGGCAGGGACTGATACAGCCCATAGGCCTTATCCAGTGCGGATGTGTCCATGGACGTAAACGCATTGGAAAATTCCGTTTTTACAACACCGTTCAGAATCTCGTCCCGAACCTCTGCCGCGATTTTCGGTTTGTCCGTGGTGTAGCCGGATACCTCCGATTTTGCGTGTTCCACGGCGTAGGACTTGGCCTTGTTCAGCGCCGCCGCCTTCTGCTCCGGAGCGAATCTTTCAAACACGTTGCTGTCGATCAAAGCGCGGTAGTAGTCGTTCACCAGATTGCCGTAGGTCTTCTGGTAAGTCTCCCGGGCGCCACCGTCCAAAGCAACGGTTTCCCCGTCCACCCTGATATCCATAGGTGCCTGACGGTCGGGGAAGAAGCTGCTGTCCCCGGTCTTATCTTTCAGGTCTTCCAGATAACCGGTGACCTCGTTTTTCCGGTACTGCTTCGTGTAGGTTGGGTCAGCAAAGGTTTCCAGGAATCCGCCCCGCTGCTGCTCTTCACCAAGCCCGCTTATCTTCTTTGGCAGGGTCTGGGAAAGGCCGGGAATCGCCGCAAGGATATTATTCATGGCATATTCTGCGGAGGTGTCGCCCCGGGTGTCCCGGTAATATCCGTCCGCCACCTGCGCCGCCTGCCTGAGGTACTGAGGGATGAAACTGGAAGCGGTGTCTCCTGCATACCCTGCGAAAGCGTCCGCACGCTCCCCGGCGGTTTCTGCGCTTGTAAGGTTATCCACAAGCTCAGTGATATCCACCAGGCCGGACATCATGGGGGTATCCATGAAGGAGTTGAGAACCGACTGCACGGATGCATCCGGGTATTTTGCCAATGCTTCCAGAACACTGTCCCCCTGCGCCAGTTCATAGCCCAGATACAGCTGGGTGTTGAACGGCTCTAGGAAGTCGAAGCTGGTGATGATATCCCCGTCCTGCCATCCGTCGCTTTCCCCGGAAAGGCTTCGCTGGAATGCACTCCAGTTGAATTGTGCGCCGTTTCGCCCCTCTGCCTGGATAAGGGCTTTTTCGTCCTTGTCTTTGGGAGAATTGACCTTGATGATGCCCCGGGCAGCAGCGGCCGCGAAGGCGGCGATCATGACCGTTCCGGTTACGCCACGGCCAAAGTCCGAAACCGCCTGACGCTGACGGACGACATCGATATTTTTACCCGCTTTCGCGTCCTTGATAATGGAGATGATCTCACCTGTTCCCTTGGCAATGCCCACGGTGTAGTCAATGCCGGTCTGGGCGACGTTTGCGGGAACGCTGGCGAATGGGAGAACTACATCTGCTGCAATCTCAGCCGGTGCGCCGATGCTGCTTACCGCGTTTTTTATGCCAACTGCTCCCCGGGACAGTGTGGAGCCGTGCCGCTTCCCATTATCGTCTATCCATGTCGCGTCCTTGAACGTCCTGCGGTTTGCGGTGTACTCGCTCAGCTGCTGCACTTCCTCGTCGGTAAGGTTGGAATTCTTGATATTGGTCAGGCTTTCCGATACCGCTTTGTTTGTGCCGCCCTCAAAAATCTTATCGGATACGTCGAGGTCATAGCCCATATACTTCTGGAACGCATACATGGCACGCATAGCGACGTTTCCGTCAGGGCGGAAGGTCTTGCCCATATACTTTCCGCCGCTCTTACCGCCCACGGCCGAACTGAAGGAGCTGAGGGAATCCGTTTCCACCGGGATATCCAGTTCCACGCACAGCGCCGCAAACTTCGCCGCATTCGTCGCGCCCTTTGCATAAGCGCCAACCTTTGTTAGGTCGTTTCCAACTGTCCGCTTCCCGGTGATCTTGGAAAGCATAGAATCCATCAGCTGCCCCGCGCCGCTGTCGCTCATAGCGTCCAGGAATCCGGCGGAAGCGTTTCCGGAAAGGTTTCGGATAGTCGTTTTCAGACTGGCAAGCATATGGGATTTGCGGACAGCCATGGCAACTTCCGTCTTTGTCCGCGCCCGGAAATCGTCCGGCATTGCGGCGAGCTGGGTGGAGGCTACCACTTTCAGGTCGTCAAAGTCCAGCGTTCCGAGAACGGTCTCTGCGGCCTTTGTCAGGTTCTGGGAGGTACCGAACCACGCCGTGGTCTTCCTGGAACGGGCGATCTGACGGATAATGTCCCGCATTCCGGCGCTGTCCCCATCCTTTACCCGCTCAATTTCCATACCAATGCGGTTCAGATTGTCCGCAGTGGCCTTCTGCCACTGCTTGTATGTCTGCCCACCCTTTTTCTGACGGAAGGTGGAGTTCTTCTCGTCCATATCCATAATGGCGTTGACAGCCCGCTGAGCGGCTGCTGCTGGGGTGCTTGCATCCTCCATTGTCATCCCGATTCTATTGGACTGAATGAGCTGACCGGCATTGGCGTTGATCTCCCGGATTTTCATCTGCATCTCCGTGATCTGGCTCTGTGCGCCGTCTCCGCCGTTCTTTTGCAGTTCGCTGATAATCCGGTGTGCGGTGGTGTTATCTTCCGCTGTCCAGTCGGTCTTTCCGATCAGATAGTTGTATTCAGCCTGAACCCTTTCCGGTGTGGAGGTGCGCTCCTGCGCCGTTGCCCTGGTATCCGCATTATGCTTAACCTCATAATCGGCAGCTTTCGGATTGCCCCCCATGGTCTGCTCATATGCGGCGCGGATATCCGGGTCTGCACTGTTCAGCCCGGAGTTGGTGAAGGTCTTGGACTGGTTGATATCCCCCGACGGCGCGTTCTGCGCCCCCAGTGTGCTGCCCTGTCCGCCCTCCGTGGACTGCCCGGAACTGTCCGCCACCTGTGGGCTGCCCTTCCCCATCAGGGAATCTCGGGCGGTGTTGTCCTTTACGGCATAAGTCGGCGTTCCCCGCTGCTTTTGGGCTTCCTGTAATTTGTCGCTTACGCGAAGCTCTCCAGGAACTCGTAGGTCATTTTGAGAATTGCCGCCTCCGGATTCTCCTTGTACGCCTCCCGGAACCACGTTGGTTCCGTTTTCCACGCTTCCGGGTGCTCGTCCATCCAATGGCAGCTTTCCGTCTGCCACTCCACCAATCCGCCCGGTCTCAGTTCCTCCGGGTAGTCCCGTTCCAGAAGTTTCCGATAATCCACTTTCTGTTCCTGCATTCTCAATACCTCCCTGTATCGGATTCCCGTTAATAGCATTATAATTCCCGCCAGTGCCGGTGTCAACGCCCAGAACCTGGTCAATGGCATTTTGTACCGCCTGACGCTTCGGCGAAACCTCCGGCGTTTCCTGCCTTGCAGGCGCTCTTTCCGCCAGCTCCTGCCCCATGTCCTCGATCAGGCTCTGCGCCCCCTCCCGGTTCAGGGTGGTGGGGGCGGTGTCCCCGGCCAGCTGCCGGACGGCTGCCTTCACCGCGTTCCGCTTCTCCGACGCCGTAGCCATTTGAGACAGGTCAAGCCCCGTCTGCCGGGAAAGCTGCTCCATGGCCGCCGGGTCGGCAAGAATCTTCTCCACGGTCTTGTTGCTCACGTTCCCCGTTTCCGCCAGCTTGTCCAGTGCATTTGTGAGCGCATTCCCGGCCTGCGGCGTCCCTGCCGCCTCCACATCAGGGCTTTGCACTTTCGTGGTGTCAATGGACGTTTCCGGCAAAGCCCCCGCCTGTGGGCTTCCTGCGGCTTCCTGCGTATCCGTAGCCGCTCCCCCGGGATTGCTCAGCCGGTTCATAACCGCGTTGTAGCCGGTAGCCACGCCGCCGGAAATGCCGCCGGACAGACCGGAAACGAGAGCCGTGTTCACTGCCTCGTTCCAGACGTCCTTGTTCGCCTGTGCCTTGGCTTCCTCGTAGCTCATGCCGTTTGCCACCAGCTCGCCGATGGTCTGGTCGTATTCGCTTTTCCCTTGCAGGATCGCCGCCTCCGCGATAAGGCCGCCGATGTAGCTGGCCTCTTCCTCGCTGATCTCCACCCCGGCCTGACCGAAGGTGTTCAGCAGAACCTTCCTCAGATTGCTGCCGCCCTTTGCCTTCGCCACACCCAGCAGAGAATCCAGCGATACCTTTTCCGTCAGCACTTCCAGACCGGCGTTGGCCGTGGCCATGAGATACGCTTGTTCCGGTGTGGCGCCCTTCTGGGACGCCTCGCTCAGGGTGCTTGAGAAGGAACTCGCCGCCACCAGTGCCAGCGACCCCGACCCGAACGCCGCCGCCCTTGCCACCGAATCCGCAGCGGACATTCCCGCCTCGTAGACCTTGGACAGACCGGCTCTTACCTTGTTGTTTTTGTCTCCGGCAATGTTCTCCGCCACTGCCCCGCGCAGCCCCCCGCCGTACACCTGCGCCATATCCCCGGCAGTGTACGGGTCGAGGGTGTGGAACTGCCCGGTTCTGGTGAGCAGCTCCCGGATTCTGCTTGCCGTCGCCCCCAACCCGCCGAAGGCGTTTGTCGCCACAGAGGTCGCGCTTCCCAGAATCGCCCCGGGAACCGTCTCCACGTCCTTCTGCGCCTGAGCGGTCAGTTCCTCCGCCTTTTTGCTGCGGTAATACCGCCCGTAGGCTTCGGCCAGCTTCTTGAAGTTGTCCTTTCCGTACTTGGCCTCCAGCGGCGCCGCCACTTCCTTCATCTGCCCGAAGTCATAGAACGTGGCAACATCCCTGTCCGCGCTCACCGCCGCGTCTCCGTCCTGGAGTTTCGTGTACAGAATAAAGGCTTCCTCATCCTTCGGGTCGATCTGCGCCAGATTCCGTTCCAGCGTCCTGCGGTCGTCCTCCTTCACGGAAAGATTCTTGTAATAGTCCCGCTTGGCTTTCAGCTCCTTCGCCCTGTCATCCTCCAGCTGGGGCAAACTTGTGGGGGATTCCGAGGCGGAGAAGTTTTCCGCGATTATATTTTCCTGCTTCTTCCGGTATTCCGGCGACTTCACATAATCGTCGTATGCCTTCTGGGCAAGGGTCGCCTCCCGCAGATACGGCGCAACATTGTCCGCCGCCTGTTTGGCAAGATCGATTCCCTGCCCGCCGATGATGGAATTGAACCGGGCAAACGTGCGCCCGGTGGACGCGCCCTGTTCCCGGGCTTTCTGCTGCTTCTGGGCAATCCTGGACGAAAGCTCCGACTGGTATCTTTTCTGGGCAGTATCCCGCAGCGTATTTACAGCCTGCTGGGAGACTTCTGCGTCGGCGCCGGAATAAGTGCCTCCGGCATCTTCGTGCATTTTCAGGAACTCGTCCTGAATCTTTTCCCGCTTTCCTGCCATAGCTCCTCCTTAAAGGCCGTTCCTTGCTTTCAGCTGTCTGTACTGGTTCGCGGTGATGTACCCGGCCGATTTGGCCTTTGCGATGTACCCGGCCACATCTCCGCCGTTCTTGGCAAGCTTTGTTGCGCTCCTGTCCACGTCAGCAAAAGTGATTCCCCCTGTGGCCGCGCCGCCATCACCATGCAGCTGTGCCAGCAGTTCCTCCGCAGTAAGTTTTGAATCCGTCCCGCCGCCACCGCCTCCGCTGCGCCTGCGGTAGTATCCACCGCCGCCACCGCCGCCAGCACCGCCGCCGGACTGCCCCGTCAGCAGCGCCAGCTGCTCGTCCGTCAGGCCGTATAGCTTTGCCAGGATGGAGTAGTCTCCCACCCCCGCCATCAGGTTCCCGGCCTCCTTCTGCATCTGCATCAGCTGGTCTTCGTCCGCCTTGGCGGCGTTGTACAGCGCCTGTGCCCGCTGGTAGTCGTTGTCCGCCTGGGCTTTGGCAATGGCGGCGGAATACTCCTTGGCAAGCAGATTCCGCTGCCGCTCGAACTGGGCGTCGGAATCCGTCTGCGCCGCTCTCAGGGCGGTCAAATCCGCCTGCAGCTGATTGTCCTGGGCGAGCCTCGCCTGTGCCATGGCGCCGCTGGACAGGCCGTAAGCGTTCTGTACCTCCCCGTAGTTCTTCGCCGCCTTGGCGGCTTCCACGTAGGTTCTGTTCAGGTTCGCGTCCGTGGCCTTGCGCTGCTTCTCCGCGCTGGCCGCAATGTCCGATACCCCGGTGTCGTAATTCTGGGTCAGGGTCTGCTTCTGGCTTTCCAGACTGCCGTCGTACATCTTGTTGATATACGCCGCGTCCTTGGGCTTGTTGCCCAGGCTGTCGTACCACGACCCCCCGGCGGTTCCCGCGCCCTGGGTCACGTTCTCGATTTTCTTTTCCTCCATGTGATTTCTCCTTTCTCAAAACAGCCCGTAGGGCGTGGAAATCGGCTCAAATTCCCCCGGGAGCTTCCCTTTCAGGTCTTGCAGCGCCTCCCGGTACCGCTGTAAGAACCACGCCGCCAGATCTTCATTTTCCCCGCTGAGCAGCTGCGCCGCCAGAAAATAGGGCAGCAGCGCAAGGCACAGCGTGTCGTCCAGGGGGATGACCTGGGTAAAATCCGGATTCTTGTAATCCTCCGCCGCCAGAATCCCGGGAAACGGCCGCCCCGTCCCTTCCGTGGAATACGTCCCGGAATAGGGATACAGCGCCGGGATGGCGGTGTTCAGAATGGAGATCGTGCGGAACCGGTATTCGTCCGTGTCAACGGTCTGGGTTCCGCCGTTGGATTCATTCTGCTCGTCCATCAGATGGATGGCCGTGTCAAAAACCTGTTGTACCGTTACCATGTGTTCCTCCTTATTTTGCCATGGACGCAAAGCGCACCTTCTGGTCGTAGCCCAGTACCGTGGCCAGCGCCCCGTCCGTGTTCACCTTGAAAATCAGCTTGTAGTAGACGAATTTCTTCACCTTCAGCCGGATGCGGTTGATCTGTGGGGTGTCGTTCAGGTCGAAGGTGAAGTCCGCGAAGTCCCAGTTGCTCCAGGAAAACAGCTCGTTTCTCACTTCCTTCTCCATGTACTCGCTGCGCCTGTCCGTCGCCGCCGTGATGGTCATCCTGGACTTGTTCTGGGGCAGCAGGGAGACGTAAATCTCGCTGGAATACTTCCGCTGGAAGTCTGCCCCGAAGGCCTGAAATCCGGATTCCCATACCGCCTCGATGGCCGTGGCATCCCCGGAGGCCGTCCCCGGCGCGTCCCGGGAAAGCCCCTCCTGGGAGAAGAAGAACATGTCCGTGTCCGTGAAGAAGACCATTTCCCCGTCATGCACCATGGCGTTTTTCACGCTCTTGCAGAGGCCGGACTTGTAAATGCACCATAGACCCCCGTCCCCCGCCAGGGCGTACCGGTTCACCAGCACCGTGCCGTCGTCGTCGTTCAGGAACACATAGTAGGTCTTGCTGTAGTTATCGTCGCAGGTCACGATTCCCGCGCTGTCCGCCCGGTTCAGGGAGTTCATCACCCTGTCGGAGACCCGCTTGGCGTACCGCTCGTCCTTGTAGTAACTGGAGGTAATGCGCCATTCGTAGATTCCGTTCTTGCTGAATGTCCGGGGGAAATTCTCCACGGTCTGAATCTGCCCCAGCACGTCGTTTCCAAACTCCCGGTTTGCCGCCCGGAGGTAGAAGCCCGCAATGGTGCTGCCGTCCGTCAGGGTCACCGGCTCGTAGCTGATGGTGAATGCGCCGTCTGGCTTGAATACCAAGAGCTTTGAGTAGTGCCGCACAAGCCCCGTCACCGGGGAGCCGGACATGTCCACCGCCACCTCGTTCATGGCGGGGAAATACAGCGCCGTCACCTCTCCCGACTGGGGAACCCCGGTGTAGTAACACAGATTCGTCCCGTCCCCGGCAACGAACAGCCTTGTGTCCGTGGCACCGTTGTATGCCTCCGCCAGAGGACACCCCAGAATCTTCAGCCGGTTCTCCGCCGCCTTAACCGCATCCGTGGTGTAGGTAAATTCCACATTGGCAACTCCCTTGATGGGAGCGGCGGTAAAGGTATAGGTGTGCTTCGATAAATCAAAGCTGCCGCTGGCCGCCACGTCCTTCGACACATTGTCCACGGTGATGGCCGTCACCCCGATGGCCTCCTCCGGCAATACGTAGGCCGTGGCCTCCCCGTCGGCGCTGTATTCAATCCGCCGCAGCGCCGTAAGAAGATTCAGGTTTTCCAGCGTGGTGCCCCCTCCGGCAGGCGCCGCCCCGGTGACCACCAGGGGCACATATGGCGCTTCTGCCGTAAACGTGCCGTCTTTGTATACCACCGTGTTTCCCTTGCTCATGACGTACAGCTTCCCCCCGAAGGGGAAAATCTTCACCATGGCGTTCTCCCCGGAGGTCAGCCCCAGCGCCCCGGTCTGCTGGTGAAGGATATGCCGGTTTCCGTCCGCCCCTCTCCGGTACACAAAAAGCCTGTCCGCGTTTTGATAAAAGTCGCAGATTACCAGAAGGTCGTCCTCTCCAACCCGCCCCGCCCAGCTTCCCAGAATGGGGGCGGGGGTTCGCTCGGCGGCGAAGTCCGCCCGCTGGATTCCCGGTCGAAGGGTCAAATTGTAGGCGTCGGTAATGAGAAAGTTCTCCATTTTGGAAGCCTCCCCCATTTTCAGCTCCGTGTCCCCGTCCGCCGCCTCGTTGATGCCCAAAAATTTGTCAACGGTGTAAATTTTCGTTCCCCGCTGCATTGTCTTCCTCCTTTCTGTATTCGTAAATGTAGATTTCCGCCCGTGGGTGCTCCTTGTCGTAGAACACCCGGCTGCCGTCCCGGTTCCGGATAATGGAAATATTGTCGTCCTTCAATATCCCCTCCCGGGTGAGGATATCGTCCAGGGAAGCATACAGGTTCAGGTCGTCCACCCGCCTGCGGGTCTGCATATACAGCCGGTAGACAATATGCACCTCTCCGGATATGGGAATTTTCGGCTTTCCCCGAAGATACCGCCCAGCCATGGCGGAATACTCCGTGTTGGCGTGCCCCTGCCGGATGTACTGCTTTGCCCGTTTCCCGCATACCGGACACCTCGCCCCGGTTCCCGCAATCATCTGGGAATTTTTCTTTGTCCTCGGGTCAAGCGGAATCACATAGCTTGCCAAAAGCTTCAGTCTTGTCACCCCCTTTAAGCAAATGAGCCGAAGCAACCATAACGGTGCTTCGGCTCAAGGCTCTGAAAAGTTTTCTTATACCGTAATAATAGCAAAGATTCCCACAAAAATCTAGCACCATTTCCGGGGTTTTCTCCGCTCCTTCTTCTTTACGGTGCAATCCTTCCCAGGCGGGCAAGGCCGCTTTTCCCCATGGACGAATATGTAATTGCAGCACCGGCTGCCTTCGTAATATCCGAAGAAATATCGGCACCCAACGCAATACTTCCTACCGTCCTTGTACTCCATGTTGCCCCCTAGAGAACAGGCAGGTTCCCAATCCCGCCGAGCATCCCGGTTTCTTGGCATATCATAAGCAACTTTGTCTGCGCCGTCATCCGAATTTCAGCCGGTGCCCGTTCCGCTGCCGTGTGCAAGACGGAAATACACTCAATCCCCTTTCCCTTGTCCACAGACAGCACATAGGACGTCGCAGATACCGCAGAAGCGAACCACTCCGGAACGTTGCCGTATGCGTGTTTTGCAAGCATCCTTTGGAGAATCTTTTCCGGGTCAGATTCTTCCTGCTCTACTGTGGGGATCTCCCATTCCCCGGACTTGGCGACCTCTTTCACTGTTTCGGTCAATTTTTTTGCAAGCATCTCGCGTGCAGTCTTCATGAGCAACGCATCATCAAATTTGAAATCCTGTACGGTTTTCAACCACCTTTCTTCTTGATTCAACGGTGCCGAATTGGTATGTGCTTGCCCGTAACTGCAAAAATCGGTTTCTAAATGCCCTCCGTGCCAAATCTCACACCCGCCGTACCGTTCTAATGGGTCTCCAATTTTTCTGGCGGCCTTGCTCCCATACGGTTTCCAGTTCTTGCAATCCCGGCACCTTACCACGGGGACGGCATCAACGGTGGGGGCATTCCGGATTATCTCCTTTGCTATAATATCTTCGTCGGAAACATCAAATTGGAGTTCCAATTCCTCTGCATCAATTAAGCGTGGCATCTCAAATTCTCCTTCGCAAGCACTTTTTCAATGGGAAGCCCTCGGTAATATCGGCTGGAAATTGTACTCCTACTCATTCCTAAAGCCTCTGCCCACTCTCCTACAGTGCGGTTTTCGCCCATGTACTTGATTCTCACCGTGTTTCTCCGGTTATTCGCTTGTTCCTTTGCTGTTGCCCAAGTGCAATTTTCAGGAGAATAATCAGCGTTGACATTTATTCGTTCCAACGACATCCCCGGCTTATATTTTGAGCCTTTTACCCATTGCTCAAACAATTCGATATCATGCCATTCTTCGCAAACAGCAATACCACGTCCGCCATACTGGGGGTAATTATGTGCTTTCTTCCTGTAACATCTGTCCATCATCGAATGATAACTACCGTACCACGGCTCTTTGTAAAATGATCGCCCCTCAATCAACCGCATAAAAATCCTCCTTCCTCGGCATCCCTTTCAGCCACCGTCTGACGGCAAAGGGCCGAATGCGTGACGGCTGATTCTTCGCCCACCGCTCAATAGCGGCGGCGTAAGCAATTCTAGCGTTAAGGCGCTGACGGTGTTCTTGTCTTTCACTCATTCCCAATACCTCCATTTTTTGTAAGATATTTAATTTCTTCTTGCGCCAGCGTTCGATTGCTCATGATAATATGTGATTCTGTAGTCCTGTTAGGGCAAGCCACGCACTCACACTTGTAGGGTGGCTTGCTCTCATTCCCCCCTCTGCACAAGCACTGGTAATTGAAGCAGTCTGTCACTTTCCGTCACCCCTTCGGCAGTTCAGGCAGCGACATCCAGTGGGTGATTTCAACATCGTCATCCACCTGATCTGTTTCGTTCACGCCGTACTCTACAAGCAAATCTTCGCAAACACTCGACCACCAATACCAGGCCTCCCTGTAATAGACAGCAGTCGCTTTTTGCGGAACGTCCTTCATGTACCGGTAGTACGACGCTGGGTTGTGATTTACCCACACCACATTTACAGGCTCAAGTTCCTCCGGCGGCCTCTCACTGCACGGAATCCACCTAGTCCGCTCCAACGCCTCCATGCCCATCCGGCAAGCCTCATTCACGGGGTCTATACTTTCGTAATGCTCCCGGTGTTCCGGGTTCAGGATTTCAATCGCTCGGTCAATTGTCATGGTTTTCATCCTCCAAATCCATTTTTGCGATATTGTAGCCTTTGCATCGATGCCCCTTGCGGAAGCAAGACGATACAGAGCATTGCCTCACCCCTAAGAAATTACAGGCATCTTTTTCACTGTCAAAAATCATAGTTACGCCCTTTCTTTCAAGCACATATTTAACTTTATTGGCTTCATGTGCCTTTTTCGCAACGTTTGGATTACGTTTGCTTATATCCCGTATGTTTTCGCTGTAAGGGATAAATAGGCAAGCCGACCTGGAATATACTTTATTCCCCGGAATTTTGGTATCTTTGTCAAGGCAGTATCCCTTCTGCGAGACCCAATTGGTATAGCCCGCTAACTTTTTGATGTCTTTTGCAAAATTTGACAAATATTTCCACCTGTCGCAAACTTCGCAATTCGCATATGCTCGTCCTCTACGCCTTTCTTGCTGGGACTTATCGTAGCATCGCCGTAGCATTTGATACCATAGCCCATATGTTCGCTTGTCACAAGTTGGGAAATCGTTAATCCCACCGTATTTATTCATTTTCTGCTCCTTGCATTTTTGCACCGCAATGGCAATACGGATACCTCCGGAAAGCCTCCCCGTATTCTCCGAATATCAGCAGACGGTGCAGGTTGAAGTTATCAACTTTGCGGCCACACACGGAGCATTCCAGGCATAAGGTACGTTCATCCGAAACCCGGATATTCCATTTCCCACTCCGCACCGGCTCCACGTCGGCGGCGGGAAGATCGCGGAGAATCTGTAGAAATCTTGGTGAGACGTTAAACAGCTCAGGGTTTTGCAATTCCGTCAGTGCCGCCTCCCGGCTGATGTAATCACTCATTTCAATTCCTCCACATAACACCAGCTCTGGGGCGGGCGTTTAATTTCAACGGGCGCATATCCAAATTTCGTTTTCCGCAACCCCTTGAATTCGCTTAGCTGTTTCGGGTCATCGTAGATTTTCAGGTTTGAAATGTGCCAAGCGTACCCATCCTTACCGCCCAGGTATTTTTCAATTTGGGGCGTTGTTAGGCAGCTTTCGGAAAAGTCAACGGAACCATCTATCCCGTACCCGTCTTTCACCGCAACGAGCCGATTCCCAGGAAACCCGGAAAAGCCGGTGTGAGTTAGCCATATGATCTTGTCACACACGAACTCCCCAACAACCTTCCCGTGCTTTCCCCACATTCCCATTGCAACGCCGCTATTTGTGCAGTAGATGTACACCTTGAACGGCGTTTCCAGTTTCGGGCGCGTCTTGCGGACCTCGATAGTCTTTTCGCCACCAACGATTTTCTCGCACCACTCCGGGCGGATGCTGATAAGTACCGCTTTAGCCATGTTCAGCCCTCCTGTTCCATGCTTCGATTGCCTGCTCTTCCGTCTCATATACGCCTAACGCACACTCGCATGTTATACACCTTGGCTCATACAAATAGTGAAACCCATAGGTTGTTCCTCGGAAAATTTCACCTTTGCCCCCGCAGAACGGGCAGGGCTTCAATTCGATTTTGTCCATTGTTATCTCCTTCCCGCCCGGGTTGCCCCGGGCTTATCGCTTGTTTTTATTCTCCCAAAAATCAGCGTATTTTCTCCCAACAATCACGGCGTTTGCCCATTCCCTTTGGAATTTCCTCCACTCTGGGTCACGCTGCCCTGTTTCGTCCCGGTAGAGCATGGCAAAGGGCAGAAATCCCAGCCCCATGATTTGCTTGGCTCGTTTCTCCGCTGCATCCATGCTGTCCTCCGGGTACCCGCACAGCATATAGCACTTTACCTGATGGCTTTTCCAGCTTAGCCCCGCATTATGCAGCATATCCGCCATAGCCCTTAAATGCTCATAGTCATCCATGGTGTCGTAGGCTGTGTACATCGTTTGCGGTTTTACAGACATAAGCTGCTCCGCTTTCCACGGGGTCATATACTCCGGTTCCAGCCCGCCAGAAAACACAGGGCGGCGTTTTTGCCGTTTGAGCATTGATATAACCTCTGCAAAATGGGTGTCGCTTGTGGCAAGGATGTTGTCATCCAGCACATCCCACCCATCTTGAACCGGGAGTTCGATCACCCGGCCTCTGGCGCATTTCCCCACGTCGCAAAACCAGCAGTCCTTCGGGCATCCACGGCTTGTGATGGTCATTCCTTCTTTCAGGTACATCCCCGGTGTAAATGTTTCGCTCATGCGATCCCCAAAGGCGGGGCCGCCGACTTCAACAGGCACACCCAGCATTTCCCACTGATAGAAAAGCTCATCCGCTTTCTCCAAGTCCCAAGAAAAAGTAACGCTGATATGCACTTCATCCGGCTCTGCTGCTATGGCATCCAGTGTAGGTGCCCCGAAGAATGCCAACGGGTCAGTTGGCGACATGGAGGTTTTCGTGGGGAACACGCGGGCTATTCGCATGGCAGGCCAGCCCACTGTTCCGCCATTGCGGCGGCGATTCCGGGGAAGGTTTTGGAGCGCTCCTTTGGGTTTCGCTTCCCTTTGCGTTCCCATTCTCCCGGTCTGGCTGCTCGTCCATGCGGCGTGGTTTCCACCCATTTCCCGGTAGGAACCACGCAATCCGTCGCCATCAGCAACGGAAGGTTTTTGAGCCATAGGCACGTTCTTTTGTACCATTCGTCTCCGAACATAAACGGCTGGACAATCTGGGAGTAGGGGGGAAGCTCGTGAATACTACCGGGGACGGGGTTTTCAACCGCAATTCTCGGAACATCGGCCTCCAACATTGCCATAAACATGGTCTTGGCTCTTTTCGCTTTTTTCATGCGATCCTCTTGGATTTTGCCGTTGACCCTCAACCGGTTAGCCCCTGCGTTGCTCAGATATGTGCATGGCGGATGCGCGATCAGCAAATCCCACCGCCCCACATCATGCACCTGTCCGTCCATAGTGGTCACTTGCCCCCCTTCGATGGCCTTTAGGGCATCCCCAAGGATGTGCCATTCAGGTTTCCCGCCGGACGGCTCCTGAATATCGCAGGAGTATGCCTCATGCCCCCGCGCCCGGAACGCCTTGCACACGGTTTGCGATTCCTCGCAGGCTATCAAGACTCGCATTTTTAGTAGTCACCTTCATTCCTCTTATCAAACTCCACGTTGATCTTCGGCACCCACGTATTGCTCAATGCACTTTCCACGCCCGTAAAAAAGCTATCGACAAATTTTGTGTAATTAACTTTTTTAGCCAGCTCCGCTCTGATTGCCTGTGTAATTTCCGGTTTGCGTTCGTTTACAAGTGCTTGCAATTCCTCACGAGTGATTTCCTCAATCGCTCGCCTCACGTGGAACTCCAACAATGTATATTTATTATCATTGGAATAGCTAGAAACTTTCCCGTTTTTATCAACTTTCGTAGACAAAACCATTTTTACGATCTGGCTCACGATTTCGTTTTTCCCGTTTAAGGATTCCGAAATTCCCATTATAACGGTTTGCTTTACCGCTTCCGCCAAATAATCCTGATCGATGCTCAAGTCCAATCCTACAATATTCGCCATTTTAATTTCCTTTCTGTTTTCCTTTATTCCCCCGAGGGACTTTCCCCCACCGGGGCGGGGTGCAATTCCGCTTTATTGGCTTGAAACAGCCGTACATTTTCGCCTTGCTCATGCTCAAAAACAATCCCCTCTCTCACCAAATCCGGGTGTTCATACCTGAAAAATTGGCGTCGTTTTTTGTGGTTTCCAACCGATTTCATGATGTTTTCGTTCCAATTTGCTACGAAATATGCTTCCCATGCCTTGCAGCCGTCCCCGTTGGTGGGGCAATCGTCCCGCGTGCAGTTTCTGCAAAATGGGCTTTCAGAATCGATGTACTGGCCGGGTTTTTCGTCCATCATACCCACCCCTCACAGTCTGCGCGTGTTCCGCACACGGTAATTTTTCCCCCGGTCTTTGCCGATGGAGTAGGCTTTTGCCCGCTCGTAAATCCTGCCTCCGATCGCTTCGTCAATATCCAGCAGTTCATCCTCCGTCAACTCCGTGGACAGAATGGTCAGCAGTTCCGGGTTGTTGTATCGGTAGTTCAAGATTTCAAACGCATAGTTGATATCTGCCGCTGTGGGGCGCTGGGTGGCATTCTCTGCCGTTTTCCCGGTCTTGAAAAGGTCATCTATGTACAGCACCTTTGCGGTCTTGTACTTGTCCAGAATCCTCCGCAGCTCAACCGTTTCGCCGTCAAATTCGGACATTCTGGCAGCCTGTTTGATCTTTCCGATTTCATCCCGCCAGAGCATATACACTACTTCCCGGCCTTCCAGCAGCAGCTCACGGCAAATGGCAGTGCATAAGTGGGTCTTGCCGCAGCCGGATTGACCGCACAGGGCGAACCACCCGGAAGGATTCTTGGCGTAGTCCATGGCGGCGGCTTTGAGGGTTTCTTGCCACGGCTCCGGGGTCTGGAACTTGTCGAAGGTGTAATCCCGGATGATGTTTTTCAGGCCGCTCCGCTGCATCCGTAGAATGGAGCGCCGGGTATCTGCACACTTGCAATCTGCCACGGAATGGGAAAAAGTGCCGTCCGGATTCTCCACCAACCGGGCAACATAGCCTTTGTTTTTGCAAATAGGGCAGTTGTAGCCGTCCTCTTTGTCCCGGTAGCCAATAGCGTCGTTCAGGGCATCCACCCGGAGTTGGGCATACTGCCGGGGGTCAAGGTCACAGGTAGTGACCAACCCTTTCGCTTTGAGCATTTCCATCAGGCTTTCCATTGGCGGTTCCTCCTTTCATCAGTCTGTCCCAGATAATCCCTGCCCAGTTTGCTGCCATACACTGCTCCATCAGGTCAATGACTGCTTGTTCTCCGTACTTTGCAGCGTTTTTTTGGATTTGGGTCAGCAGCGATTTCAAGCCCTGCTCCTTGTAGCTCTCCCGCCGTTCGGACTTGTACTTCAGCCAAGCGGTGGTTTTCGCCATCAGCGGTTCGGAAAAAGAATAGCTTGCGATGATTTTCGAAAAGGGGGTAGGGGGATAACATTCGTTCTCTTTCTCTCTCTCTTTCTCCTTCTCTATCTCGCTTGTGGGTTGCTCTTGCTTATCGTTTGCTTCCGCTTTTCTTCCGCTTTGCTTGCTATTTGCTTCCGCTTTGCTTGCAATTTGTTTGGTGCTTCCTCCGTTTTTACCGGATTTTGCTTTCCTTCTGCTAGAATCCAGATTCGGCTTTATGAGCAGAAACGCGATTTGCGCGGCATCGGACATTTTGGAAAAGTCCGGGTCTTCTTCCCGCAGGGCATAGGCACAAATAGCATCGTAAGCGTCGGCACGGTCTGCCTTTTTCTTGATTCTGGAAACCGCATCGAAGAAACTGGCATAAAATGTAAATTGGGTTCTTTCGTCCATGGGTCAATCCTCGCGTTCCGCTTTTACGATGGAATATCTGGAAAAGGATACCGGCTCGTCGTACCGGTTTTTGCCGGTCACCCGCTCGGAGCGGATGGGTACGCCCTGGGCTTTCAAATCCCAAATCCTTGCACCCAGACGGTAACAGCCGTACTCGGTAACAGCCTCGGCCTGGGTAATGCTCCCATAATCCTGCAAATGCCGAAGAATACGCTCACACTGTGTCACGGGGTGCCTCCTCTCCGGTGAGACGAACCGCCACGCATGGGCGGGTGCCGTACCGCTTGCAGACTGTGGCGTCTGTGATAGCTGCATCATCCTTGTAGGCGATACCGTTCAGGGCATCACACACAATCTTGCCTATGTTGTCCCAGTCGGGTTTCACCATGGGAAGAATCCGATTATCAATCGCTTCGGCCTGCTTGCGCTTGCTCCACGAATGGGGAACGGGGTAGATTGCCGCAATGTCAACCCGGATAGTGCCGGTGAACTTTGCCCCGTGGGCTTCGCACTGGTATGCCCATGCCACCAGCTTTTCATAGTCCTTCGTTTTCTTTGGGGTGTATGTCGCACCGTTCTGGGTGAAGCGGGGGCGCTCCTTCCCTTGCGGAACGCCGGGAATCGTAAATTCAATCGTCACGTTTTCGCTCCTTCCTTTTGGAGTTGGCGGTTTCACATCCCACCGCCAAGGGAAATGCAAACTATACTGTCAATCTTTTTGAGGAAAGATTGATTTTTCCGGCCTAGAACGGCAATTGCTCGTCCTCTCCTTCCAACTCTGCGAAGTTCGCCGCATGGGCGGGAGACTGATACGCCGGTGTGCTGTATCCGTTGCCAGCCCCAGAGCTGGCCTGAGCGCCGCTTCCCTTGCTGCCGCAGAAATAAACGTTGCTCACAAGAATCTCCGCCTGACGGCGCTTCTGGCCGTTCTTGTCGGTATACTGCCGGATTTGCAATCTGCCCGTTACTATGGTCATCTGGCCTTTGCGGAAATACTTGGCGGCGTTCTCCCCGGCGGCTCCAAAGGCGGTGCAGTCCAGGAAATCCACTTCTTTCTCGCCGGTCTGCTGGTTCTTGAAATCCCGGTCAACCGCCAAGGTGAAGCTGGTAGCAGCCTTGCCGGAATTGGTTCTGCGAAGCTCCGGGTCTCGCACCATGCGTCCGGCAATGGTGATGGTGTTAAGCATTCTCCGGTACCTCCTGAGAAATCACCTCGCCGGTGTCCTGGTCAACGTCGATGTACTCAGTCATGTCCGGGATATCTGTCATGTCGGAGGAAATATCCGTCTTTGTGGTGCCGTCCTGAGCCATACCACGCACAAAGTCGGATTTCAGCGGGGCGTATTTCAGCACCTTTTTCAGAACGGTTTTCTTTGCCATCTCGTCAAAATTGGTCTGCCACGGGCCATTCCCGAAGCTCTTAGAGAACTTTCTCGCGTGCTCGGTAACTTCCTCGATGCTCATAACCTGAAATCCGTAGCCTCCGTCCTTGGTCTTGAACATGGCGTAGTAGGCAATGGGCTTGCCGCGGTTGCTCTTGGCAGGGACGTGCCGCAGCTTCGGGTCAAGGCCAAGGGCATACTCAAACTCGTCATTTTCGTATACGGTGTGTGCCTGAATGATGGAAACCTCACCGGAACGGTAGGCCAGATCAATAAGCCCCTTATAGCCAAGCTGGAATTGGCACTCCATCTGGCCGTGATTGCGGAAGGGAATCAGGTAAGCCTGCCCAAGAGGGGTATTCGGCTCCAAGCCCAACTGTGCGGCGGTCATCATAGCGCCAAGGAAAGACTGAGGGGTGCATTCCTTGAGCTTCGGGTTGGCGCTCAGTGCCGACAGGGTAATGCGGCTGAACCGCTCCGGGGTCATCACGCTGGGCAGTGCCGCCTGAATGGCGGGCTTCATCACCTCAATGTAGTCCTGGATGCTGCTGGGGTTTTTCTTTTTCGCTACCGCCTGAGTAGAAGCGGCGGCATTCTGAATCACGTTTGCCATTAAATATTCTCCTTTTTGAACCGGAAAGTTCTGCTTTCCGAAGATTTGAAATAGTTCTGTGGGATTTCTCCATGGTCTTTCTCCCACTTCTTTCTATCGAATGTGGAGCGCTTCTGCGTCTTCCATATGACGCTGTAACTCCCGTATCCGCCCCGCTCGGCGGTTCCCATGGCCTCCATGATACGCGCCTGAGCGGTTGCTTTCTTTTCTTCCAGCGCCTTGATCTGCTGGCTGCATTCGTCCATGATCGCCAAATCAACGGCGCAGCCGGTCAAATCCATTTCGGTGCCCGGATCGCTGGCCGGGAACTCTGCGTTCAGGGCGTCAATGGTGGAATCCATGCCGTCAATGGCCGGGGGCGTTTCGCTCTGTACGTTCTCCCAGAAGCTTTCTTCCGCCTCTTTCAGGGCTTCCAGCTCTGCCTCGTCCCGCTCTATGACAAACACCTTGAAGTCAATGCCCAGAACCAGAACCGCCAGATACCAGCGATCAAGACCGGACACAAGAAGGTAATGGCAGCATTGCGCGTAGTAAGTAGCCGGGAACTCACCGTTCTTGAATTTGCTCAAGTGGAGCGCATTCGTGGTCTTGATTTCTAATCCCGCCCGTTCCCCAATGACCAGCCGGTCGTAGTTGGCGTGGGCGTATGGCATATCGTCCCGGAATACGGTGTAGTTCTCCCGGCGCACCTTTTTCCCGGTAGCTTCTGTGAACCGCTTTGCTACGTATTCCTCCAAGTCCGTGCCAAGGCGTACCGCCTCTTTCTGGGAAATATCCTCCGGGATGACCTTCCCGGTTTTCTCCGCCCACAAGGCATACGGCGACTTGTAGGGGTTCAGCCCCAGAATGGCGGCGGCATCCGAACCACCAATGGTGGTAGAGCGCAGCGCTGTCCATTCCTCCTTGCTCATGGTCGCGGTTGGAATTTTCCGTATCATTCTTCATCCTCCTGCAACGGCTCAAACCGTTTTATAGCGATGCCGCCCTTGTATGGATAGCATCGGAACGCCGTTTCTTCCGGAACTATTCCGGTAAGGCTGGTAACGGAAAGAGTTGCCGTATGGCTTGAGTTTTTTGAGAATGTGTTGTGCGATTCGCGATCGGATGGCAGAAATACGATAAAACGACTGCTCATTTTAACTTGGACTCGTTCTGCATCCGCCATCATCGGCACAGCTAATTTATTAAAATACGCTACAAGAACGGAGGATGCCCGGTAAAAGTAAACTGCTGGGAAATTAAATCTCAGTTTTTTACCAGGAATGACTTCTTCAAACATTTCGGATTCGTCGATGAAAATATCATCCTCCATCAGTCTACCTCCGCGGCTTCGTTAATTTCGGTCATTGCGCCAACACAATCCAGGCAGTAGAACTCATCGTGCGCCGGGATATATACCAGTTTGCTGTCTGTGATGGGATATCCGCACCTGGCACACTTCGGGAGTACCGATTCCCGAAAGTCGGCATCCGCCGCCAACTGTTCAGCCTGCCGCCACGGCTCCATGCTATCAAAAACGTCCATTGACTTTCCTTTCTCAGTTTGATATACTGTGAATGCGACTATGTTCGTTATCTCTGTGTCTTGCCGTCCCCGGTGCTGTAACATCGGGGGCGGCTTTTTCTATCAAAGAACAACCACGACATGCCCGCTCTGAATTTCGGATTCCAGCGCCTTTTCCAAGTATTTCTTTACCGTATTCCGGGCGGAAAGCTTCCACATGCCACCGTCGGCTTCAATGAAAGAAATGTTTCTTTCGTTGATACGAATGAGAAATTGAGATTCCGGCTGCTCAACCTCCTGGAACGTGCGGTAAGGCCGTAGCTTGATAATGGGTCGGATGGACGCATTGGATTGAAGGTCGATGCCCTTCTTGGTGACAACGCTGGTAGCAACGCCATTGTCGTTGTACGTGACTTTGCTCCCAGTGGTGATATCGGATAGCAGTTTCAAGGCATACTCCGTATCCGCCGTGGGCTGGAATCTTGTGCGCAGAGCGATCAATGCCTCTTCAAACGGCAAGGATACCTTCTCATTCCAGCCGGGAACATCGGTCGCATTGGCAGTATACGGGTACTCGCGGTTGTTACGCAGCTCCGCAGATGGGTGGGTGAAGCACTTTACCGTTTTGTGATCGGGAATCGTGATATAAACGGTGCTGTACCTCTGTACCGCCTCCGTTTTTACAAACGCCACCATGGCGTCGAGGCTGGAAAGCTGGATATTATCTACAATTTCCAGATCAGGCTTCACCTCGGCATAGCCGCCTTCTGCGTCCGCAATAAAATCATGGTTCCCGGACGTGAACAGGTGCGGCGCACATAGTTCCTGAATTTTTTCGATTGCTTCTTTCAACATTGTTTTTCCTCCTATCAGGCCATTTTGATTATTTTCAGAGACGCGGGGGCTTCCTGCTCTTCTCCGTCCATGGACATCTGCCCTGGAACTTGTGGCACCATTTCGACAACCTGACACTCTCCAGTGCTGTCATCCCCAGCAACCCAAAGGGTTGTTCTCGCGGGCGTAGTAGGCGCAAGCGCTGATTTTACCGCAACGCTGACGCCGATGTTCTGCCGATCATCGTCCGGTGTAAACTCGATTGTGAGCGTCAGCTTTCGTTTCTGCGTCGGTTTGGTGTTGGGGTCAAGGATATTATCAATGACTTTCGCCATCTCCAAATCCACGCGCTCCTGAAACGCGCCCCTTGCCATCTGCAAAATTGATTTTGGATCGTACATTAGAAATCCTCCTGTTTTTAAGATGTGTATCCTTTATCGTCCTCTGATGCACCGTCCGATACCGGCACCCATCAGGATGGCGCACACCCACATTGCGGGAACTGCCGCCTTGTCTGCCAGCAAATCGGCCTGCTGCCACCAGAAAAGCACCAGATTCAGCCCCGCATAGGGGAGAACACGGAAAACACATTCCTTGATATTGAACGGCTTCCGGTTCTCCGGCACCGGTTCCCACCGGGCATCCACGGGATTGTTCCTGCTCGCCATATCGTTCACCTCCTGTCGTGGTTTTTATGGACTACGGCGAAAAGCTCCACGTTCTCATCATCAAACGCCGTGCGTTCCTTCGATTCCAGCAAAAGGAATTCCCGCAAATGCTCATTTTCCCGGCGCAACCGGCGGTTCATCTCCGCCATGGTGCGAAGCTGGGCAACCTCGTTCGGCATCATTTGGATTTCTCCTTGTAGGGGCGAACCTCACTCGGGGAAAGCACTTGAGTTATGCCATCTTCATTAACCAAACCGAAATTTCCGGTCTTGAAGATCTTTACCAACACAACGATTTCACCGACATTGAAGCAATGACCATACGTACCGTCTTTTACCGTGACAACGAACTTGTCCCCCATCTTCGGCTTGCTCTCCTTTGGCTTGTCCTCCTTGCGCTTCTTCTCAAAAAGCCGCTCAACGGCGACCCTTGCGCCCTCCGCTCTACTATAGGTATCCTTCGGATTGCACCGGGCTTCTGCGGTCTTCACGTCCCGCCCGCCCCGTTTCAGCGTGGCCGTGGTAATCATCCCGTCAAAGCGGAGTTCCACGGTGTAGGGTTCCCGCTCAGGCTCTGCAAGGCCGGAAATCCAGCTTTCTTTGAATGCCCATGAGGAGCCAGCACAAATACCATGCTCAGTGATTGCCCCCTCGAGAAAGTATAAAGTTCCTAAGTACGGATGCCACTTCACCATGTTTATGGTCAATGTTTTACCGAGGTATTTTCCCATGTCGTCAGCGTAGCACCAATCTTTTGGCCGCTCACTCACAATCCGCACCTTATCCCCCACTTTGTATTTCGCCATAAATAACTCCTTTCAAAAGTTCGGCATTCTGCCGTAGATTTCAAATCACTGCCATTCCCTTGCGAATTCCCGTATCTCCTTCTCAGAGTACCCCAGGGTTTTCAGGATCACCGCCGGGTTTGGGTGGAGGGTGGTCACCAGCTTCCGAAGGACGCTTACCCGCATTTCGGCTTTTCCTTTCTGGTAGTTCAGCAGGTTTTGGTACCCCTCGCCGATTCTTTTCCCAAGCGCCGACGCATTATCGCTCTGAATCCCCGCCAGGGGACAGCAGCGGTCAATTTCTTTCCAGAAATCCTCCACTGCGTAGCGCTCGGCATACTGCCGGATTCTGGGCATTGGGTTCAACTCCTTTCAGTTCATAAATTTTTCAAAATTTGTTGATTTTTGCTTTGGCTGTGGTATGATGGTTGTGAAACTGACGAAAAAGGATGATCGCTATGGATTACACTTCTGAGCAATACGCCCTCATGGAGCGTCTGGAAAGCGGTCTTCTGTACCAGAACCTGACAGAGAAGGAACAGGAGATACTCCGCTATCTGGACGAATCCTCCCTTACCCAGCCACGGGCGTACATAGAGGATGGATACTACGAGCTGAGCCAGGAAGGTCAGCGCACGTTAGATGCCCACCGGCAAGAACAGCTTTCGCTACAGCAGCAGTCCCAGGAAAAAGCGCGTGACAAGGCCGAGCAGAAAGCCGATAAGCACAGCGACCGTGTCTTTCAGGTGTTTCTTGTTTTTCTCGGATATGCCCTTGGGCTTATAACGCCGTCCCTGCTCAAAGTGGTCCCCGTAATTTGGAGCCATATTTGCCGGATCGTGGCCTCTTGGAAATGAGGGCTTGTCCATCGTCTCACCTCCTTCTAGGCTTGTCCCATTAAGATTCACCTTCCGCTAAGACGAGGACGCATTGGAAATGATCTCGTTAACAGCGGTTTTGAACTGTTCCTCTGCCCCCTTCGGTTCCCTGTGTCCATTCAGGATCACCGTCAATCCATTGGCGCAGGCCTTGAGGAATGCTTCCCGGTCAAGCTCTGCGTACCATTTGATTCGGCTCATGGCTTCTTCCAGCATTCCCTGCTGCGAGAGCCAGCCCAGATCGTGCAGAATCCATGCTGAAAACTCCAATGCCTCCGGGTCGAGCTTTTCTACGGTGCTATTCTCAATTGTCGCGTGGAATATTTTTTCCGTCATCGTCTCACCCCCTTATTTTCACTTTGAAAGGAAAATCGCTATATGGAAGTCTGGAATATTTTTTCTGCCTTTTCGCTGCTCTTTTGCGCACTGTTTTTCTTCTCTTTCGTGCTGGACTTGATTAAGCTGGTAATCAATGGATTCAGGCACAAGCCGTACAAGATAAAGGCTGTAGAACTTTTCAATGAACCGGAAGACTGGCGCATATCTGTGCTTCTCGGTGTGATGTTCTTGGTTGGCATGTACACTATAATCGCATGGCACGGAGACACCCGCGCAAGGGAAACTGCCACGGAGTACGAATACCTTCTGGAGGAAGCCCAAGCACAGACACCGGAAATGATCGAGTGCGACTACTGTTACGAGCCGTTCCCGGCGGAGTATGCCTATACTGTCAAAAACAGCAAGGACACAATTTGCCCGGACTGCCTTTCCAGATCTTTTGACGAGATCATGTCCTCTGAGGTCGGCAAGTGCTACAGCTGCGGTAACTTCTTTTATGAGATCGATTCATACGGATACGGTCTTTGCGAAAAATGCGCGCAAGATGAATTGACGGATTGTGACAGCTGCGGCGAGATGACCTACCCGTGGGGCTCTGATTCCGGGTACACGCTTTGCCCCAGATGTATCGGGCAGGTGTATAACGATCCGCGCATCGCCAGAGCCATTGAAAGATGGTTTGAGGAATAGGCCTCCTTTCGCCCCTCTCTATTGATTGATTAAAATGAAAGGTGTACAATAAATCTTGATACGGCGCAGGTGAAATTTCATGGAGGACAAAATGGACGGTGTAAAGCAATACCCAGTAAGTGTTTATTGCCCGATCAGTCATGTGGATGAATGGGTGTTTTTCCGAGAGGTATCAACAGATGAAGGATATCGCGCTCGTTTTGATGGATGCGACCATCAATTCAGCAAATGCGAGGAATGCGATGCCTGTGAAAAAGAGGCGTATCAAAAACTAATCAGCAGCGTTAAATAACCATCCTCTGCGCCGTATCTCACTTTCTAGCTATTTCTTCCACACAAGCCAGAGCAAATTTCAACGCCTGATATAGCATATCGGCATCCGGGTTGATCTTCCCGCGCGCTTTTTCTTCACCGTTCTCACCGAGCAGTATCATTTCCTCCTTGTGCATCCGTTCACGATGTCGAATTGTTGCTTGTAGAACATCCGCGCATTCTTTCGCGTCCATTTTCTCACCTCCTTCTTAGCGTGTCCCATTTTTGGGACGATTAGTGTAAAAAAATAAGTGCCTTTTCTGCCGGGTCGGTAATGCCTAGCTTCTCGCATATAGCCTCTATCTCGATAGTGTTAAACGGAATCTTCCCGTTCACCTTGGAATTCAATGTGTTTTTGGACATACCGATTTCCAGAGCCAGAGACCGCTGAGTAAATCCCGCTTCTACAATCTTCCCTTTTAACTTGTTCGTCGACATGCTTTGCCCTCCTTCCGTCTCATTTTTGGGACGCCTTTATACTATCACGCTTCTTTTCATTTGTCAACCCAAAATTGGGACAATTTTGAAAAATTTTTTGTTCCGGTATTGCAATTTTGGGATAGCCGTGTTATTCTATACGCAGAAGGGAGGTGCCATTATGAGCGATATTTCAAAGAGAATCCTAGAAACGATAACTTGCAAGGATATCTCCTATGGCGATTTATCGGATAAAACAGGTATTCCAAAGTCTGCTTTACAGCGGTATGCTACCGGGCAGACAGAGAAGATTCCGATTGATCGACTCGAAAAAATTGCAAGCGCAATCGGCGTAACGACATCATTTCTTATGGGTTGGGACAGTGCCGGCAAAAAAGAACAGCCCCCCAGAGGGGAGCTGTCTGACGTAAAAGCGCGGCTTATTCAATATGTGTATCCTTTAACAGACGAACAGGCAGCCCTTGCGCTTCGAGTTTTGAAATCAATTCTGGAAGACGCTGAATGATTTTCTTCATGTCTGCTTCTGTCAAATTGGATATGTACCGGATCAGTTCTTCTCTTTCCTTCATGCTTTCTCCCTCCATTATGTATTTATAAACGTTTGTTTGATTACGTAGCGTATAATAGCACGTCATGTGTCCAATAAAACGGACTAATTAGGGGCTTGCGAAAAAATTTTGAATTGCCCCGCCACCCGTGCCACAAGGTGACGGGGCTTTGCCGCCGGAATGGTGTGTCCCTTGCCGGTTGCAATATCACCATAGCATTTTCAGCTATAGAAAGTAAACCACACATCTGATTCCGCCGGAATCAAATGTGAACAATCCAGTATCAAATTTAATAGGAGGGCGAATTATGGATTCAAATACAGGCCAAACATTCATCGAGGAAATGCAGCCGAATTTCGATGCCCTCCCGGAAAGGCTGAAAGACGAGAAATTCCGGAACCATCTGACGAATCAGCAGCTTTCTGACGTGTCCGGCGTTCCTATCGCCACAACAAGCCGGATTCTTTCCGGTGCCGTATCGAACCCCGGCTTTTTCCATATCGCCGCGCTGTGCGCCGCTATGGGCGTGTCAATGGATTCCGTTGCAGGTGTTCACCCAAGCGGAGATCAGGCGGAAATAGACCAGCTCCGGCAGGAGATAGCATACAAGGACGAGATAATTGCCGAGAAGGGCGCGGCGATAGACCGCTTACTGGACAGGAGCCGCATTATGGAGGCTGGTGTCGCGGCCAGAGATGACCGCATCGGCAAACAAAATGAAGAAATAAAGAATGTCCGCAGCTCATACAAAATCCTTGTGTACGGGCTGTGCGGCGTTTGCATTACGCTGACATTTGTGTTGGCAATCTATGTGGCTCTGGATAGCCAAGCGCCAGACCAGGGGCTGATACAGTCTGATAATGTTTCTCCGGTCGTATGGGCAGGTGCGGCGGCTGTTATTGTACTGCTGTTCGGCCTTCTGCACTTCACTGTAAGCAAATTATCAAAAAAGAGGGATACGCTATGGGAAGAAAGAAAAAAGAGCCGGGGGTAAAACTCCCGGCTATAATACAACTCCCGTCAGGGTCATGGCGAACAAGAATCTATATCGACGGCCGCACAGTATCCATAACGAAAGACACCTACGACGAATGCGCGGCGGAATACCTCGCCATGAAGCACGGGGTCATTGAAGCGAAAGCCGCCCCCATGAAGCACGGGGTGCCGCTGGGGGACGCTCTCGACAAATACATTTCGACCCGGAAGGGGTTCAAGTCACCGTCAACGATTTATGCGTATGAATCCTACCGCAAGCAGCGCTTCCAAAGCATGATGGGGGCCGACGTGTACACCACCACGGACGAACAGTGGCAAGCCGCCATCCGCAGGGAAGCAAAATCACTGTCCCCGAAATATATTAAAAATGTGTGGATGCTGATTTCCGCAGCGATATTCGAGGAAACCGGACGCAGGCCGCGGGTGACCCTGCCGGAAAAGGAACACAACGAAAAGCCGTACCTTGATCCGGATCAGATACCGGTGTTCCTGCAAGCCATAAAAGGGGAATCGATAGAAATTGCCGCCCTGCTGGAATTATCCAGCTTGCGCAGGTCTGAGATGCTGGCGCTGACGTGGGACAAGGTCGACTTCAAGAACGAAATAATATATGTCCACGGGGCAAGAGTTGCCGGGGACGGCGGCAAGCTGGTTCACAAGAAGCAGAACAAAAACGATTCCTCCCGGCGCACGGTGCCGATTATTGAGCCGCTAATGGAAGCACTAAAGGCAGTTGATAACAAGGAAGGTTATGTCGTCAACCTGACCGGCGGGGGGATATGCACAAGGATAAACGAGATTTGTTCCGCCAACGGCCTGCCGAAAGTCGGGAACCACGGATTGCGGCACAGCTTCGCGTCTCTGGCTTATCACCTCCAGATACCGGAAAAGATAGCAATGGAAATTGGCGGGTGGGCAGATGACGGGACGATGCACAAAATATATACACATCTGGCACAGAAAGACATTGCAAAACGGGCGCAGGATTTTCGGAACTTCTTTGTGTCAAATGCGGATGAAAAAGCGCAAATTTGACACGCCATTTGACACGGATTTTGAAAAAGCATTGTATACCAACGCTTTTTGGAATTTTAATCGTGGGTTCGATTCCCGTACGGGTCACCATGGCAGAAAACACCCTAGAATTTGTTTCTAGGGTGTTTTTATTGGTTTTACCGCTTTATTCTGAGAACTCCGAACTTTTCCGTGGTAAAATATTTTTATGAACTATAGATTTTTGGCACACATAATACAGTTTTTGGATGCAAATTTGACACGCCATTTGACACGAAATTTGCCACGCTTACCGCTTATACAGTCCCTGCACCACTCCGACGTTCTCCGCCCGTTCAATATCCCGTTTGTGCAGGTACTCATAGACGGCCATCATGGCCGCAGGCGGTTCGCCCTTCTGCTTGCGGTATTCCTCGATGTGGGAAACAACGGCCTTGTGCAGGGCGTTCATGTGGTTCATTTCCTCCCCGCTCAGCCTGTAAAACAGGTCTGCCAGCTCCGGGTCGTCGTGCTTGTATTCCACGGCCAGCTCTGCGTAGGTGTGCGCGTCTTCCAGCTCGTCCTCAATGTGCTCCATCAGCAGTTTGATTTCTTTCATCTGATGCCCTCCTGAATGTACGCATACAGCGTGTCAATGTCCTGCCTTCCCAGCTTGAGCGTAAGCCCGATTCCGGGGATTTTTACGGGCAGCGCCTCTGTCCCCATGTATGGCTTTGCGGCGTTGTACAGGGCGTCAACGTCCACCGTGCCATGCTCCATATCGTAAACGCCCAGCGCCTTTACCATGGGATGATCTGCGTACTGGGCAATAATCTTCGGGAAATTTGCGGTAAGCAGCCCCCCAGCCCCGGCAACCAGAACTCTGTCCCAGCCGGAAAGACTAGGAGCAATGCTTCTGTCAATGAATCTTGCAAGCCCTGCCTGCACGTTTTCCATAGGAATCATAAATTACCTCCTTGAAAGTATGGGGCGGCGGCTGCCGCCCCAATTGTCGGGAATCAACCGTTGCAGCACCCGCCGCACTTGGGCAGGGGGTTGTACAGCGTCTGTGCTGTGGTGCCGGTTCCGGTGGTCACGTCGGCAACCTGCTTCGGATAGAAGGTCGCGTTGGCGTAAGTCACGATGGAATTGTCAGCGCAGCAGCGCCGCTCTGCCTCGATCTTGATGTCCTTGGACAGTTCGGAACGAACGCATTCCACATCCTGACGAACCAGCGCGAAGCTGTCCTCAGTTCGCTGATTGTGTACAGCCTGATCGCACAGGGTCTTGCGAATGTCCTTCAACTGCCCGTCAATGTAGGCGTACATCTCAAGGGATTTCTGATCGTTGTAGGTATTTGCCTTCAACAGTGCGATTTCGGAATCCTTGGCGGCGAGCTGCTGCTCGCGATCCAGTTCATACCGACTCACGGGCATGTTCTCGCTGCACCCGCCCCAGCCGCAGCCAACCCCATAGGGCATGGCGGGCATAACGGGAGCAGTGGGGACGGCATTGCGGTTGCCGAGAGCCAGAGCACCCAGACCGCCCGCAGCGTTCATCACGCCCAGCGCCAGCCCGGCAATACCCGTGCCAAGACCGGCACCGGCTACGCCTTTGCTTGCATAATCCTTTTCTACTTCCATAGTTTAGAAGTCCTCCTTCAAAATATTAGGAGGTGGCCACCTTCTGTCATTATAATAACAAAAAACCAGGCGAACGAATCATCATCGTTTCGCCTGGTTTTCGTCAGAAAATCGTCA